ACATAAATTTATGGCGGAAGTAGGAAGACCGTTAAAATTTCAAAGCGTTGAGGAACTTCAACAAAAGATTGAAGATTATTTTGAAATGTGCAATAAAACTATTGTTAAAAAGGTTTTGAATAAAAATCAGGAAATTATAGCTGAAGTTAGCAAACCTTATACTATTACTGGATTAGCTGAATGGCTTGATACTAACCGACAAACACTAATAAACTACGAAGAAAGAGAAGAATATTTTGACACAATAAAAAGGGCGAAGGCAAAAATAGAAGCTTGTTATGAAGAAAGGGCTTTATTAGGTGATAACAATCCCGTGGTTTCAATATTTACTTTAAAGAATAATTTTAATTGGAAGGATAAGCACGAAACTGACTTAACAACAGGTGGTGAAATAATCAATGGATTTAATTTTATAACAGATAAAAAGGATTAAATATTCATTGTCCAGATAAGAGAATGATGAAGCAGCCCTTCCCATTCTCTTACTTGGACAGGAAGGGCTATTATGATTAAAAAATGTAAAAATTGCGCTAAAGAGTTTAAAACATATCCGTCAAAGGTAAAAATTGGCCGGGGAAAATATTGTAGTAAGGATTGTTGCTTAAAACATACAAATAAAATTCTTGCAGATAACGGTACAAAAACAAGATTTAAGATAGGCCAAAAGGCTCATAATTTTAAGGGTATAATTTTTAAAACTGGAAGAAATAAAGAGTATAAATATATTCAGGTTTTTCGTCCAAATCATCCAAGAGCTGATTATAAAGGATATGTAAAAGAGCATTGGCTTGTTATGGAAATGATTATTGGGCGGTATATTTCAAATAATGAAGTTGTACATCATAAAGATAATAATGGTTTAAATAACGATGAAAATAATCTTGAGTTAATGACTAAGCTTGAACATTGTCGTTTTCATTTAAAGGATAATGTTCACAGGCGTTGGTATGAAAGGAGAACAAAAAGCTCCCCTCAAAAATTATGAAACCTACTATTAGGCCGACAAAAAAACAGCAAGAAGCTTGGAATAGGCTTATGGACAAAACGACAAGGTTTGTAGTTTTTGGCGGTGGAGCTGGTTAAGGCGGTGGCAAGACTTGGCTCGGATGCGAGTGGTTATTGACAAACTGTTATTTCTATCCTGGAACTAAATGGTTTATGGGTAGAGAAGAATTAAAGCGATTGATGCAATCAACTTATGTTACTTGGTATAAGGTTTGTAATAATCATAAAATACCAACTGCTGATTGGAAAATGAACGGTCAGTATAATTATATTGAGTTCACCAATGGCAGTAGAATTGATTTGCTTGATTTAAAATATTTGCCAACTGATCCGTTGTACGAAAGATTTGGTAGTCTGGAATATACTGGCGGTTGGATAGAGGAGGCTGGAGAAGTAAATAATTTAGCTTTTGATGTTTTAAAATCAAGGGTTGGTCGGCAGTTGAATGATAAGTATGATTTATTGCCTCCTAAAATATTTATAACTTGTAATCCTAAAAAGAATTGGTTATATTATGATGTTTATAAGCCAAGTAGAGATGGAAAATTAAATAAAGATTATTGTTTTGTTCAAGCATTATATGGTGATAATCCATACACAGCTAAAGATTATGGACAATCTTTATCACAAATTACTGATAAAGTAAATAAAAAACGGTTGATGTTTGGTGATTGGGAATATGATGACGATCAAAACAGTTTGATGTCGTATGAAAGCATTATAGATTTATTTACCAATCCGGTAATTGAAAGTGAAAATCAAAAGTATTTAATTGCAGATATTGCACGATATGGCAGAGATTCAACTACGGTTTCAGTTTGGTATGGATTAGTTTGGAAGAAAACTTATGTCTGGACAAAACAAGGAATTGACCAAACAGCCGAACAGATTAGAAAAATAATGTTTGATGAACAAATTCCTTACAGTCATTGTTTAATTGATGACGATGGAATTGGTGGCGGTGTCGTTGATATATTACGTGGTACAAAAGGTTTTATAAATAATTCATCACCAATTCAAAGTCCAATTACGGGTAAGCCGGAAAACTATCAGAACTTAAAAACTCAATGTGCTTATACTTTAGCTGATTATGTTAAAGACCATAAGATTAAAATTGAGATGCCTGATTTGGAACTTAAACAAAAGTTAATTGATGAAATAGAACAAATTAAATCAAAAGATATTGATAACGAAAATAAGCGTAAGATTATACCAAAAGAAGAAGTAAAAGAGATTATCGGCAGGTCACCGGACTTGTCAGACAATCTGCTAATGCGAATGTATTACGAATTAACAGGCGGCAGAATGTCTACAACACCAAATGGTGTTAGAATAATTAGAGCTAATTTAGGAACAAGACTTAGATGAAAGATATAAATTCTAAAGTATTCTCCATTGCAGGAGATGAAAAAGAAATTCAAGACAATATAAATGACTGGCTTGATAAAAATAAAGCTAAAGAGATTTTACAGACCACTGTTGTAAAGTATTTTTTAATTATATTCTACTCAAAATAATATGTATTTAGCCGTTAAACCAAAGGTTAGCGAGAAAGGTGTTCTACTTGACCAACCTTTACAATATCAACCAAACGACAAAGAAAGACAGAGATACAAGAATTTGATGTCTGATTTTAATACTGCCCAATCAATTCGTGATACTACATATTCGGAGTTTAGCAGCAGCTCTTCTGATGTTGAAGAAGATATTATAACGTTTAAGAATAAAATGGTTAAGCGTTTTAATAATGTTATTCCTCAACCAGTTGACGATCCGAATCAAGCTTGGCGTGCTAACACGGTTAGACCTTTAACTCGCAATAAATCAATTAGCATAATCGCTCACTTAACCAATAGCATTTTATATCCGAATGTATTAGCGCAAAATGAAGACTCGGTGGTTGATAAAGATATGTCTAATGTTATGCGTGATGCGGTAGAATGGGTCGGTGAACAATCAAAGTACGATGACTTTATGATTAAAGTTTGTTACGAGCTTTGCTATTCACCAGCCGTAATTTGCGAGCAAGGTTATCGCAAAGTAATGCGCCAGATTAAAGAGATACAAGACGATGGCAAATGGAAGTTTAAAGATATTGAAGATGAAGAATATAATGGTTACTTTAATGAGGTCGTGCCGATTGAAGAACTTTATATTGAAAACATTTACGAACCTGATATACAAAAACAGGGCTTTTTAATAAGAGTTAAAGCGATTACTTATGAACAAGCAAAAGCAAAATATGGTGATAGTAAAAATTGGGATTATATTCGTCCAGGTTATATCAATTATTTTGATGATGAAACTGGTGCTTTTTATGAGCAATATGATGAGCAATTAAGAGATAGATTAGTCCAAGAAGTTATTTATTATAATCGTTATGCCGATTTAGAATTAAGATGTGTTAACGGTGTTTTAATGGACGATCCGGACAGACCTTTACAAAGAAAAGATAAAAAGTATTGCTACGCTAAAACTGGTTATGAGTTATTCAATACCAAATTCTTTTACTTTATGCCATTGGTGGCTAAACTAATGCCAGACCAAGATGTCATTGATACACTTTACAATATGATTGTTGACGGCACTTACTTACAGACATTTCCGCCAGTCGCAATATTTGGTCGCGATGACATTGATAGTTCGGTAATGCAGCCTGGCAATACTGTTGCTTTTTCAGATGTTAATAGCAAGATGATGCCTTTAAGTACTGGTGCCAATATGACGCAAGCGATGAATGTTTTAAATAAAGTGGAAGCATCAGCATCCGAATCCAGTCAAGACCCATTACAGGCAGGTCAAAGCCAAGGTGGCACACAAACTAAATATGAAATACATCGTTTAGAAATAAATGCACAAACAGTCTTAGGTTTAGCTGGTAAAGCATTAAGCTCTTTAGTTTATGACTTTGGTCAACTTTTAGTTGGTTGTATTTGTCAGTATATGCCAATCGCAGAAATCAATGAAGTGGTTGGTGATAGTACGACTTTAAAGTTTCCAAAACTATTTATACCAAAAGGCAAAGGTAGCAATGAAGATAGAATGATTGACTTTACTAATGAAATGCCGGAGTCGCCTGAAGAAGAAGAAAATATGAGCTTTGAACTATTAAGAACCAAGACTGAAAAAGGTTATTCAATTACAAAAGTAAATCCAGAAGCCTTTAGAAGAATGAAGTATTTGATTAAGATTAGTCCGGACTTTAGCTCAACTGCTACCAAGTTTGCTAAAAAATTACAATTATACGATAGGGCGATTGCTAATCCAATGGCAGACCAAGAAGTGGTTACTAAAGAATTATTGTTTGGTGCTTATGTGCCTGGAGAAGAAGATAAGTATATGCGTAAAGCGGAAAAGAATGAGATTGCTAATATGATGACACAAAATAATTTAAATAAAAAGACAGCGGTGACGCAAATTGCGACACCGACTGCTGATGAAGGTTTAATGTAATAATATAAAATTATGAACTTACAAGAATGGAATAACTTAACTCCATCAGAGCAAGACAAGTTAGTCATTAAGTATGGTATTACCCGAAAAGGTAATAGAGAACTTTACACTGAATACGAATTGATAAAGATTCCGGAAGTAAAAGAAGTGCAAGTTGTCGTAGCGCCTGAGCTAGACAAAGAGGAGATTAAAAAAATAATCGTCAAAAAAGATGTCAAAGTTAAAAAGCCGATTGTTAAATTGGGTACTAAAAAACCTGTTAAACGCAGTATCGTTAAACGACAGCTGGGGAAAAAACGATAAGAATCCGGAATATTATAAAGTAATAGCGGAAGAACTTTTAGATAATGTATTGCTTAATAAGATTTTAGATGAAATGGATTATATTGCTTGTATGAAAATGTTTAGAAAAAGCCAAAGCAATGACGATTTAGTTTTTGGCAAAGCCTTACTTTACAATAACGATTTAATTAGAAAGAAACTAAAAGTAATCGCTAGCGGTAGAATTGAAGATGCGAAATCATTAGGTAGATAATTTTAATAAAGAGTATAAATAATCGCTGACTCTGGCGATAAAAACAATTTATGTTAGAAGAACAAACAGCCGAGCTTGAGGCGGAAAACCAAGCAGACGAAAGTCAAGAAGATTCAAATCAAACAGACGAAGTCGTTGAGGAAACCGAAGATGTCCAAGACGAAAACGTCGTTAAACAAGAAGATTTGGATTACGAAGCTGAACTACTTCAGTTGCAATCAAAGCTTGAAAAAAAAGACGAGATAATCGCCCATAAAAATAGAGCTATTGAATCTTTAAAACGAAGAAGCGGAAATGAAGATGTGTTAGAAGAAATTGCTAACATTAAAGAAAGAGCTGAAAGAGAACTTGGCGAGATAAAGCAATCTATGGTTTCTGATACTATAGATGAAGAAATCAATCGGGTTGCCGTCAATTCATCAGAAGCAAATCTAATTCGTTTTCACTTTGAAAATAGCGTTAAATTAAATGGCTATACTCGTTCACAGATTCGTGATGCGGTTTCTACTGCTAAATTAAAAGCTAATGAGAAAAAGTTTAATTCTAAATTAAACGAAATGTCAGAGGCTTTAAAAGCAAAAGCAACCACTGATAATACTCGTTCAGCATCTTCAGTTAAAATAGAAACTCCGGAAAAACCTAAATTAAATGCCAAAGAAAGGGATTTATTAAGGAAGTTCGGAGTAGATGCTTAATAATTAACTGATTAAAAAGAATATGGCTGGAAAAAGATTTTGGATTAAGGATGCCCCTTATACTTCAATCCCGACCATCAAGTATCAAACTGATGCTGGTGATGGTGTGATGGAAGAAGGTATGCTTATGAAGTTTAAAAGCAACGGCTCCCCTTATGCTACTCCATTAGTTACTGGCGACCACACTATTGGCACTGATGTTGCTATTATTGGTCTTTGTGCCAAAGATGCGACACACACTGCTGCCGCTGATGGTGTTGTTGAAATTTATGCCGCTTTACCTGGTATTGTATACGAAGGTTATGCGACCACTGCTGCGAATGTCGATACGCAAGCTAAAATTGATGCTTTATGTGGCGACCGTGTTGTTATCACTGTTAGTGCGACAACCTCTGCTGGCGACTGGACTATTGATGAAGACGCTGGTGAAACTCAGGCCGCTGCTTTCCAAATTGTTGGTGGTGACCCATTAAAGAAACCCGTTTGGTTTATTATTCGTCACGGTGCCACAATGTGGGGCGACCAAGACATTGCTTAATTCACTAATATTAAATTGATATGTCAGGATTAAATTCAGGCGTTGCCGCAAATGTAGTGAAGACAGC